TTCAGGGGAATGACGATGAAAAATATATCATCGGAGTAGAATACGATTATGTCAAGGATTGTATTTGGAAAATTATAGAGCATCCAATTCACGGAAAACAGATTAAAAAAGACACATTCATTCCATTTGCTTGGGTAGGTGATTTACGTGGATTAAACTTCTATCAATCATCAAAAGCCCTTCAAAAAGAAGCTATGACAAAACATAAAATTGTCATTGAAAAACTCCGAACAGATGGTAATGATAGGCTTGAGAGAGGTTTAACTTACATGGTTAAGTCCTTAAATGGATATCGCTCTCTTATTCAGTTTTTCCGAGAAGGAGGACTTGAGCCGTGGGGAGAAACAACAAGAGGGTTGGTACTGATACTTCCCCCTGTCGAACAGTTTCTTGTTGTTAAAGAGAAGAGAATGTTCAAAGGTTTTGATGAATATGATAGTATTACGAGACTTGTATTCGACTTAGAGACGACTGCTCTTGAGCCAAAGGATGGTCGTATCTTTATGATAGGTATTAAAACTAACAAAGGTTTTAGTGAGGTTATAGAATGTGCAAATGAAGACCAAGAAAGAGAAGGGATTGTAAAATTCTTTAACAAGATAGATGAATTAAAACCAAGTATTATCGCATCCTACAACGGATTCAACTTCGACTGGCATTGGATATTTGAAAGAGCAAAGACGTTAAAACTTGATATTAAAAAGATTGCAAAAACTTTAAATTCGGCAAACCCAATTAAACAATCTGAATCAATGCTAAAACTGGCAAATGAAGTGGAGAGGTTTAATCAAACTTCGATGTGGGGATATAATGTTGTGGATACACTTCATGCGGTTAGAAGAGCTCAAGCAATTAATTCAAATATTAAATCCGCAGGTTTGAAATATATTACCCAATACATATCCGCAGAAGCCCCTGACCGAGTTTATATTGACCACACAGATATTGGTTCAATGTATGCTAACAAAGAAGAATATTGGTTAAACATTCAAAACGGAAAATATAAAAAGGCTAATGTTGACCCAAAAGTTGACGAGGCTTGTTCAAAACATTCTGACATATATATCAAAACCACAGGTGATAATATTGTGGAGAGATACTTGGATGATGACTTGGAGGAAACATTAAAGGTTGATGAGGAATTTAATCAAGGTTCATTCCTTCTTGCATCTCTTGTACCAACAACATATGAACGGGTTTCAACTATGGGAACTGCAACTCTTTGGGAAATCCAAATGAGAGCTTGGTCCTATAAACACAAACTTGCAATTCCTGCTAAAAATGAAAAGACAGAATTTGTTGGTGGATTATCACGACTACTTAAAGTTGGTTATTCTACAGATGTACTGAAACTCGACTTCTCATCTCTTTATCCGTCAATTCAACTTGTTCACGATGTATTTCCAACTTGTGATATTACAGGGGCAATGAAGGGAATGCTTAATTACTTCCGTAACACTCGTATCAAGTATAAGAATCTTGCAAAAGAATATTCATCAATAGATAAAAAACAATCTTTGTCATTTGATAGAAAGCAACTTCCGATTAAGATATTCATTAATTCAATGTTCGGGGCTCTATCCGCTCCACAAGTGTACCATTGGGGTGATATGTATATGGGTGAACAGATTACTTGTACAGGACGACAATACTTGCGTCAAATGATGAATTTTTTTATATCAAAAGGATATACTCCCCTTGTATTGGATACTGATGGTGTCAATTATTCATTGCCGGAAGGCGGTGTTGATGATAGAAGATATATTGGTAAGGGTAATAATTGGCTTGTCATAGAAGGTAAAGAATATAAGGGTTACGACGCAGATGTTGCCGAATTTAATGATATGTTTATGAAAGGAGCTATGGGACTTGATTGCGATGGAACGTGGAAATCCTGTATGAATATTGCTCGTAAGAATTATGCAACAATGGAACATAATGGTAAGATTAAACTTACAGGTAACTCCATCAAGAGTAAAAAACTTCCCCTTTATATTGAGGACTTTTTGGATAAGGGAATAAGGATGTTACTTGAGGGTAATGGCCAGGAGTTTGTTGAATGGTATTATGAATATTTGGAAAAGATTTATAACAAACAAATTCCACTTATGAAGGTCGCCCAAAGAGCTAAAATAAAATTAAGTATTGATGACTATAAAAAACGCTCCAAAGAAAAAACAAAAGCGGGAAATGAGATGTCAAGGATGGCACATATTGAACTTGCAATACGCGACGGTATTGCGGTAAACTTAGGTGATGTGATAATGTATGTTAATAATGGTGTCAAAGCTTCTCACGGGGACGTTCAGAAAGTTAACAAACCAAAAAAGGGATGGTCTAATGATACAAAAGAACAACACTTAAAAGAATTTGGTAAAATTCTTGACGATAATACCCAATCAATAATCCAATTAAATTGTTATAGATTAAATCCGAGTGATATTGAGTCAAATCCTGATTTGTTAGGCGACTACAATGTTCCTAGAGCAATCACCACTTTTAATAAAAGGATTGAGCCTCTTTTAATTGTGTTTGGTGAAGAAGTTAGAAATAATCTTATTGTAGATAAACCAGAAGAAAGAGGTATTTTTACAAAAGAACAATGTAAATTAATCAATGGTGTCCCTTTTGAAGATGGGGACCAAGATAAAGTTGAGGACGTTTTATCCATATCTCCTGAAGAATTAAAATATTGGGAAAAACGAGGAATTAATCCTGACTACATATATGATTTGGCTGAAGACGGGTGGGAAAAATATATTAAATAAAAATACTACTTTTACTAAAATTAAATATATTTATAGATATGGGGAGACCAAAAAAAAGAGCCGATGAAAAGAAAATTAAAGTCAGCGTAAGTTTGGATAGAAATTTGTACAATAAGATAAAATTAGACAATTTAAAACCTTCCCGTATAATTGAAAAGTTAATTAGGGAATATTATGGAAACTAAAGTTTGTAAAACTTGTAATCAAAACAAGAGTGTATGTGAGTTTAGCAGAAAAACGTTGTCATCTGACGGATTTATGAACGATTGTAAAGTATGTAGGTCAATAAAAGAAAAAAAATATAGAGAATTAAATCCTGAAAAAAATAAAAATAGAAGAAAAAAATACTATGAAAATAATAAAGATAAACACAAAAATTATTTTGTAAAAAAAAGAAATTCTGACCCTATCTTTAAATTATCGGACAATATTAGACGAAGATTAAATTTTTTTATAAAGAAAGTAAATTTAACAAAAACTAATAAGACATTCAATTTAGTGGGATGTTCTCCCAAATTTTTAAAAGAACATTTACAATCACAATTTAAAGATGGAATGTCTTGGGATAATTACGGTAGTTGGCACATTGACCACATAATACCATTATCATCCGCAAAAAATATTGAGGAAATAAATAAATTATGTCATTATAGTAATTTACAGCCACTTTGGGCACAGGAAAATATGTCTAAGGGCTCAAAATTAATGTAACTCTTCCATCTTCATTCCGTCCGATGATACTACATACCAGTTTCCAAATGAAAAATATAATTCAACACAAGCTCCTTTACCTATGTTTATTTCAGAATATTCTTCATCAATTAAACCCCAAATTGGTTTAATTTTAGTATTAGTTAGTGCCTTTACTATGATATGGTCTGTTGTTGACGAATCTAAAATAATTTCAACACTTTCAGATTCTTTTGTAACAATTAAGGCCTCTCCTTCTGTAGAATAACTTGCGTTTGACACAAAAGTAATTTCAGAAGTGTTTATAACTTGACCTGCAATAATTCTTTGACTTGGTATTGAGCGTTGTATTGCCATATTATATTACATATAAATTTCTTGGGAAGGCTCTAAACTTCAATTGTTTGTTTAAGTTTTCAGCAATTAAAGCTTCCCTTTCCATAACCTTTTCAGGTTTTAATCTTGTTAATTTACCTTCGGCCCCAATAAGCTCCTCAATAAGTTTTGTCTTCTCATCTTTTCCTTCGGTTGCCAAAGACTGATAATCCATAGTAAGCTCAGAGTCAGGAGTTTTCAAGTTTCCTGAGTATTTTCCTCTTACTTTTGATAAAGTTTCTTTACAACTTGCTATAAAATATCTTCTTACCCATTGTTGTGATGGGTTATTTAAATCCGACCATGACATAGAATCGATTGGAACATCAGATGGAAGTTTAATAATATCAGGGTTTGCCTTTAAACAAGCGTCTCTATCTTTTCCTTCGGTGTCATAATACCAATACCAAACTTGTCCACTCATAAGTGAAGAATTACCAAAGTCAAATTTACCACCAGGTGTTTGCATTAAATGAATTGCCTTTTTACCATCAGGAAGTGCAGTAATTCTGTATGTCTTATCTCCAGCTATAATTCTTTTTTGGATGTTAATTTCTTGCAAACGTAACATCATATCAAAAGCTGGCATCATAAAGTATGAGCCAGTGTATCCCATTTGAGAATAACCTGCTGGTCCACCTAATCCATAACCTCCAAGTGCTCCAAAACTCCAAGGGTCAAATAGAATATTTGTCATTGCAGTTGGTGTAAACCAAAGAAGTTCATTAACTTCTCTGTTTGCAGGGATTTCATATATTTGTTTGTCTTTTTCTAATGTTATGTAATCTTTTTTTAGAACCCAAGGTCCATTATTTTGTAAGCCAACAATTTTGGAATATGAATATTGATATCTTGATTCATAATCAAAACTTCTTGTAATAAATGCCTGAGACAAAGATTGGGTATCCATGTTTAGGTTGTAAAGCGATGTCCATTGAGATTCAATTAACCAATCTTGAATATATTGAGAGTAATCTCCAATAGAAAATTCTAAGATTGTGTCGAGCTGCTCATCTTCAAGTTCAACAGAACGAAGAGGTGCTCCAAGTACGTGTCTAACTTTTGTATAAAGTTGACTTCTTTGAGGTTCTGGAATAACTGACATTTTTTCGGTTTTAATATATAAATATCAAAACCAAATCATTTATTTTTTTTCAGATTTAATTCTTTTAGTATAAAGTTCGTTAACAAATTTCCAGTTAACAACCTCCCAAAAATTTTGAATATATTCGTCTCTTTTGTTTTGGTATTTTAAATAATAAGCGTGTTCCCATAAATCAAGTCCAAGAATTGGAAACCCACCTTGGTCAATAATATTCATAAGTGGATTATCTTGATTTGGAGTTGTCATAATTTTTAATCCTCCATTATCCTTAACAACAAGCCAAACCCATCCTGAACCAAATCTCGCCTTTGCTTCTTTTTCAAATTTTGTCCTAAAATTTCTATAAGTTCCAAATTGTGATTTTATTTTTTCAAGTATTGGTCCTGAAGGAACTTGTGGTTTTGGGGACAACATCTTCCAAAATAATGCGTGATTAAATGCCCCACCTGCGTTGTTTCTTATAACGGTATTGTATTTTGATATTTGTTTTACAATGTTTTCAAGTTCAACATCTCCATAATCTTTTTTTCTAAGTGCGGAATTTAACTTTTTAACATACCCTTTGTAGTGTCTTTGGTAATGTATCTTCATTGTCTCGGGGTCGATAAATCTTCTAATGGCAGCATAAGAGTATGATAATTTATCTATACCAATTGTTTTTGCCTCATTAATAAAAAATTCAACTTGATTAGGTTCCTTACCTAAAATTTGATTGACCAAGCTTTCTGAGATTAATTCTAAATTACGCATCAATAATAAATACTCATCTATTACTGATTTCTTTTAAGATTTGTTCAACAATATCTGTTTCAGATTCTTCGATGTCACCCATAACGGTTCCTATGATTTGTTTCTTTCTTGACAAAATATCATAGATAGCCCCCTCAATTGTGTTTTCAAAAATTGGATAATAAACCAAAACATTATTTTTTTGACCGTATCTGTAAGACCTGTCTTCGGCTTGAGCGTGGTCTGAAGGTAAAAATGAAAGGTCATTCATAATGACGGCTTCGGCTGCGGTTAATGTAATACCAACACCTGCCGCTTTAATATTTCCACAAAAAACTTTTACTTTTTCATTTTCTTGGAAATCATCCACCGCTTTTTGTCTTGCAGGTTTTGATGTTGACCCATCCAAATAAACAGATTGTTTTTTAAAATGTTCATGGATTTTTTGAAGAGGTTCTGTAAAGTTGGAAAAGATTATAACTTTCTTTCCTTGTTCTATGATGTTTTCAGCAACCTCAATTGTAGTTGCAATTTTTTCTTCGGCAATTACCTGTCTGACTTTTGTAAGTTTTGAGAACTGAATTGTTAAAGATTTTGATTCATCTTTTTTATTTACATACCAATCATAATACTCACCCATAAGTTCTTCATACAGTTTTGAACTTAATCTTTGGTAAAGAGGGGTAATAATTTTATCAGGTAAATCTAATACTTCAGTTTTTAATCTTCTAATTACGTGACGGGAAGTTCTGTCTCTTAACTCCTCAAGATTTGATGCTCCATTAACATTCCAAACTTTTCTTCTACCTACTGAGAACTGATAACCCGCACAATATCTAATGGCGTATGCCATCCAATTTGCAGCAACAGGACTCTCAATTAAATTTAAAAGATTATAATAATTCATCGGACGAGATGTCATTGGAGTTCCAGTTAGGAGCCAAAGTCTTTCAGAATTTCCAACCAAATCATTTATAATTTTTGTCCTTTGAGCTTGGGGATTTGAGATATAGTGAGCCTCATCAATTACAACCAAATCAAAATTCTCTTTCATCAAAATAGAATTTTTTGACTTTGGCTCGTGAAAGTTTTTCATTATATCATAATTTATAATATAATATTTGTGTCCCTCTTCCCACCTCTTACCTTCAACAATATAAACTGATTCATCGGTATAAAGAGCAATTTCCCTTTTCCAATTTATCTTGAGTGTTGCAGGACAAATAATTAAAATCTTTTTAGACCCACTTTCAATAGATGAAATAACAGTTGAGGTTGTCTTTCCAAGACCCATATCATCAGCAACAATGTACTTATCATTTTCAAGAAGTTTAATGATACATTCTTTTTGATGATTAAGAGGAGGACGGTGAGAATACTTATCCCAATCAACTTCAGCAGTTCTTGTTTTTGCTTTATGAATTGCGGTTTTAGGAATCCAAAAATCATGGACAGTCTCACCACTAAAAATCTTTCCCCAAATATGATATGATTTATCTTTTTCTACAAGAAGTTTTTCAACATAAATCTTATCAGGTTCTTTAATGAAAGGGTTATCGTCAACAAGTTTCTTTGCAAAATATGAGTCAATCTCAACCCATTTTTTTGAAACTTTTGGTTCCACCTGATTGAACCCAATTATGTAATCACATTGAGCTCTTGTTGGAATAAACTTTTGGTTAACTGCATGCTGTTGTTTTAACTTTAGGATATAGTTATTTGAGCCCTTGTATTCTTCTAAGATTTGTAGGGCTTTCTGTTCGATACTTCTAATGTCAACAGATTCTTGCACTATGTTAATTATAATTCAAAATTAGATATTTATCAATATGTCACAGAGGAATGTCCCAATTACAAGATTAAATAAATTTTTTGGAGCCGAGGATTTTGACTTAGATGTCGGAATGGGAAGAGAATGGCTTGAGGGGGATATGAACTTTACTCTTGTGCTTTATAAAGTTGACAGGACAAAAACAAATACTGATGATGTCTACGGTGAAACTACAAAAGATTCTATTAAGTTCCATCCACCTGTGGAATTTAAGGCATTCGTTCAAGTTTCTGCCCCTGAAAACAAATTTTTGGGTAGTTCAAAACTTGACCAAATGGAACCAGGTAATATTAGAATCTCAGTCTATCAATCACATCTTGATGAACTTGGGATTGAGGTTGACTTTGGTGACTACATTGGGTACTATGAAACAGAAAAAAGAGTTAGATATTACTCGGTTGCAAATGACGGACGTGTAGTTTCTGATAACAAACATACCTACGGAGGGTATAAACCATTTTACAGAACCATTGTTGCGGTTCCTGTTAATGATAATGAATTTAGGGGATTATGATAATAAAAATAACTCAAGAACAATTTAGAGAATTAATCAAAATGGTTGACTCAGAAAAAGTAACATGTAATGTGTGCGGGTGGTCTTGGAAATTATCCGAAGGAGGACATGACCCTTACATATGTCATAAATGTGGAAATAACAATGAAGAATAATGGCTTTTGGAAAAAAAATTAAAAAGAACATTAAATTGACTCCACAGTTATTTGGTCCGTCAAGAAGACAAGAAATGCTTGACCAAATAAATCAGTATGGAACTTTCTTACCTAAATCTATTTTGCACGAGGATTTAGATAGGGGGTTTTTAGATTTTGTTAAAAATGAATTAAGAGTTGTTACTGACGGTAAAGTGGTCCCTGTTGTTGATATTTTAATTACAACTCAAAATTGGGCTCAGTTTACTCAGACTTGGAATATTAATGATTTGGATAAAAATGTTAGTGTTCCTGTAATTACAACAGTTAGAAATCCTGAGGTTAAATACGGAACACTTCCGTCTCTTCAATATACTATCCCAAATAGAAAACAATTTTTTTATGCTATGGTTCCAAATTGGGACAATGGGGTAAAGGGAATGGATGTTTATACAATACCACAACCAGTTCCTGTTGATATAAAATTTTCGATTAAAATTATTTGTAATCGAATGAGAGAATTAAACGCCCTAAATAAAGTTATAATTGAGAAGTTTTCATCTAGACAAGCGTACACTAACATAAAAGGACATTATATTCCGATTATAATGGATGAAATTCAAGATGAGTCAGTTACTGAAATTGAAAAAAGAAAGTATTATATCCAAAGTTATAATTTTACAATGATGGGATTTTTGATGGATGAAAATGAATTCCAAGTAAGTCCAGGCGTTAGTAGAACTTTTACACTTTTAGAAACAAATGAGAAATCTCCGAGAGTAAAAAAGAATAGAAATCCATTAGATAATAAATCAAATTTTGATTTTGTTATAGATTTTCCATTAGCAATTAATTCATTTACTCAGTCTTTTGAGTATTCAGCCAACCTAAGGTCAGTAGGTATTGATAACATAACATCATATGATGTTCTAATTAATGGATTGTACTTTGGTAGTAATATTTTTAATAGTCCAAATGGCGTTATTAAATTAAATGTAAATGATGTATTAGAGATTAACAATGTGGCAAAAATTGATAACACAATTCCTGCTAAAATGCAACTTGCTGTAGAGCTAGTTTAAAGTTCTCCGTATAAATCTTTTTTATCAGAACAATTTTCAATAATTAAATTTTCTAAAAATTTGTGAATCTTTAAACCTTTCTTCATACAATATTTTTTCAGTATGGCGTGTGTTTCCTCTGATATTTTTAGGTTTTTGATTTTCATAGTAGAAAAAAGGCAGAATTAATTCTTACTCTTTTATAAATAGATTTATAAAAGAAAGTTTTTTCCATTTTTCCATAATATTTATAGAAAAATAAATCAAAAAAAACATTATTATAATGGCAACAAAAGTTTTCGTTTCACCCGGTGTGTATACCACAGAAACTGAACTCTCGTTTGTAGCACAAAGTGTCGGGGTAACCACCCTTGGTGTGGTTGGGGAAACTCTCAAAGGTCCAGCCTTCGAACCCGTGTTTGTAACAAACTTTGAGGAGTTTCAGGACTACTTCGGTACAACCTCACCTGAAAAATTTGTGAACACACAAATTCCTAAGTATGAACTTGCATACATTGCTAAGGCTTACTTACAACAATCAAATCAACTTTTCGTAACAAGAGTCTTAGGATTATCGGGTTATGATGCTGGACCGTCTTGGACCATAACAACAATTGCAAACGTGGATTGTTCTACAGTTGCAAATGAACCTGCGGGAGGCAATCCTTGGGGGTCAGCAACTGTAACTGTAAATGGACCAGGAGATGTAACTTTTGATGGTACAGGTGTAACATCCCCTGAACTTGCCGCTATATTAGGTACTCAATATACAAAGTTTGATGGTTCGGTATCAACTATTTCAGGTGACATGGCTACCGCAGCACTTCAATTAACTGCAGGAACTATTGTAGACACTGAAACTGCTCTTGTTTGGGGACCTATAGACAACGCTCAATATACCACTATAGAAGCTTTTAGTGCGTTAACTAACGAATATGGAGTTAATGACTTGTCACTAACAGGTATAACTTATTGTGATAGAACAAATGATGCTTGGTATTTTGGAGCATTCGGATTGTCAAATGGTACTGGTGATACATACACAGGTATTTCATTTTATGCAGCCGTAACGTGGGCAGACCCTATTGCAACATTCGGAGGTAATTATTACACATTTACTGGTACTGCGTATACTGACTATAATAATTTGGTTATGGCAACTCTTCGTTCAAGAGGTATTAGTGAATATACATCTACTCAAAATGGAACTCAATTCCAAGTTACCGCAACAACTGATGCTAGTATGGATACAACAGGCTCTTACGCAAATATCTTGAGTAACCCAAGAGCTCCTTTCGGTATTACAGGTACGCAATATAACGGTAACACATTTAACTTCGAAGTTTCATTAGATGATTCTTCACAAAATTACATCAGTAAAGTTTTGGGTACGGGTAACTTCCAAAAAGAAAGAGCCGATGTTCCATTGTTTGTAGAAGAAGCTTATGGTAATTTACTTTACTACGGTTATAACAAGGGTTTTATCAAAGGATTAAATCTTACATTTATAGAACACGATGAAGCACAAGGTAATGACCCAACTTCACTCGGTAACTATTTAGAGAGGTACCAAACAGCGGTTTCTCCATGGATTGTTTCTGAACTTCGTGGTAATACAATTTATCAACTTTTCAGATGTATTACAATTTCTGACGGTGATTCTGCAAACAGAGAAGTTAAAATTTCATTGGCAAACATGTCGTTTGACAGTTTAACATTTGACCTTTTAGTTAGAGATTTCAATGATACTGACCAAAATCCAGTAGTTATTGAGAAGTACACTAATTGTAGTATGGACCCAAGTCAAAACAACTTCGTCGCTAAAAAAGTTGGTACATCTGACGGTACTTATCAAATCAATTCAAGATATATCATGTTGGATATGAACGAAGATGCTCCATCTGATGCAATTCCTTGCGGATTTGAAGGTTACTTGGTTAGAACTTATGATACAAACTTAGTAAGACCTGAAGTATTCCCAACATTAAAAACTAAATATTTCTACCCTGGTGAAGTTATTTGGAACCCACCTTTTGGTACTTCAATTGGAGACGATGCCACTATCAGTAATGGTGAAAATATTAGAAGAACTTACTTAGGTTTCTCTGATAGTACTGGATGGGATAACGACTTCTTTAAGTATAAAGGAAAACAAACACCAGCAGAGTGGGCTTGTACAGAACAAGATTTTAACAATTGGGTTAAAATTACAAAAGGTTTCCACATGGATAGCGGAGCAACTGCGGTTACAGTATCTTCAATATACTTGAACTCAGGTGAAACAGCTTTTGAATGTGGTGTTACTTCATTCCAATCTGACCCATTTGATTCAAATAACCCATACTTCAGAACTTTTTCTCGT